ATGTTTTGGCTTGTGCGAACCCAGTCCGCCGCGTTGTCGATCACGACTTTTTCAGACCACGTTGCAGTTTCGCGGTACGCCAGAACCTTGCCCCATTCAGCTTCGCCCAGCGTCAGGATGCCTTGCAGCGGGCTAATGGGGGCAATTGTTGCGCGGGCTTCGGCCTCGCTCATTTCGATAACGTCCCAGCCCGCAGTCCAAAACCCATTAACCAGACGTGGAAACCCCCACGCTACGGCCCTAAAGCCAAAATCTGTCTTAGGTTTAGACAGGTTGTCAACGCGATAAACACCGCGCGGGTTTAGGTGCTTGTCTGCGCGACCCGTGGTGTTAAAGTCCCCGCGAAACCTTTCAAAAGAATACGCAGACGCAACGCCGTCAGTTACTTTGACTAATTCAATCATTGGATAATGTCCTCTGCAATAAGGTTGACGGTTGTGCCGCTGTCTTTTGTGACAAAGGTGTAAGTCACACGGTCGCCCATGGTTGTAGCGCTTGGTGTACCTACGATTGTAGGCAGGGTTAGGGAGTATGCGGTGGCCAAGGTGTATTGAAAGATACTGTCGTTTGCCCCCCCGACCAAATACATGGAAGAACCGTCAGCGTTAAAGGCTAAGTTGGTGGGCTGGCCATCTTGAGAACTTACGTCAAAACTTTTGCTTGCATAGCTTGCCGTAGACACATCAAAACTAGTGCTTAAAGTGTATTGGAATACAGTGTCGCTAGAGTCAAGAATGATTAGCATAGACGTCCCATCTGTGCTAAAGATTGCGCTTTGCATTTCTGACCCTTGAGAACTGGCGTCAAAACTCTTGCTTGCATAAGATGCCGTCGATACGTCAAAGCCAGTGCTTAAAGTGTATTGATAAACTGTTACGTTGCCGTAATCCAATACAAACATAGCCGTTCCGTCTGCGTTAAAGGCTATAGATTGCGGGCTTGTCGCTTGCGAAGAGACACTGAAACTCTTGCTTGCATAAGATGCCGTCGATACGTCAAAGCCAGTGCTTAAAGTGTACTGATAAACTGTGTCGTTGGCGAGACCAACAATGAACATAGACGTTCCGTCAGTGTTGAAGGCTAGGCCAGATGGCGCAGTATCTTGAGAGGCGACACTAAAACTCTTGCTTGCGTAAGATGCTGTAGACACGTCAAAACCAGTGCTCAGGGTGTATTGAAAAACTGTGTCGTTACCAGAACCCACCATAAACATAGCCGTTCCGTCAGCGTTGAAGGCTATACTTCTAGGGGTCGAATCTTGTGAGGCGACACTAAAGCTCTTGCTTGCATATACTGCCCCTGCCAAATCAAAAGCCGCGCCCGTATCAACCGCAGCGACAAAAGAATATTGCCACTTAGCATCTGTTGGAACACTTGCAAAACTTACCGTTGTGTCAGCGGTCAATGAGCTTTGGTCAAAAAAGTTGTAAGCACCCACGTCCAGCGCAGGGGTCGCGCCGGATACCGTGACGGGCTTGTGTGGGTCGATGTCTAAAAGTGCTTGTAGTTCAGTAGCAAGTTCTTGAGGCGTGCGAAACTCGCCGCCGTCCTCTGCCGCATTGGCGCGAATGTAGTCGCCAGCCTTGCCCGTCAACGGGGGCAGATCGCCAGCAAGCGCCGTTGCAAGCACATTGTCGGCAACGTCCTGCGTGTAGGTTATCATCGTTTGCAATTCAGGGCCGTTGGTCAGTGTCAACCAGTCCATGAAGTTGTCGACGTTGGTGTCAAAAGCCGCGTTTGCCTGCTCTTTAGCGGGCAACGTGTCCGGGTAAAGCGTGATTGTCGGGGTTGTCATAATTCTTCCGCCTCTATTGTGGCCTTAGATGTTCCGACACCTTGCGCCGTTGGGTTTGCCGACGATAAGGTGCCGTAAATTGAAAATTCTGGATATTGGGCGTCAGCGACAAAGACCGCGCCAATGCCGTCAATGTCATCAACCATGCGCCAAAATGCGTTTGCTTCATAATTCAACAGCGTTACATTGTATGAAACAATTGACGACGTGGTGCGCTGCAGGAGCGATGTCAGCGCCCCGTCTGTCTTTTTGAATGACCGACTCTTGAGCGTCTTGCCTGTGCCAACGCCAACAATGCCAAACTGCGAAACAATGCCCGCCGCGATTGTGGCAACCTTGGCAACCTCGCCCGTGTTTGTGATTGTAATGTCAATTGACGCATTTTGCGGAATATTTAACGCAAAGTTGATGTGCTTGCGTTCAAACGATTTCGGCACAAAAAGCCATTTCCAAAATGACCCCTGATAAAGCGCCTCGTCTTTTAGGTCATAGCTTACGTTGGCCGCATCGCCTGTTGTGGTGACTGTGGCGACGATTGTGATGTTGGTAGCCTGCACGCCAAAGAACGCAATGCCGCCAATGCGCGACAAGGCTTCAAGCGTGTAGGTGATTGTGTCCGCATTGCTTGTGACTGTTTCGACAACGCGATATTTATCAATTCCAACCTGTCGATCAAAAGCCGCGTAACGGTTGCCCGGCCCTGCATCGAACCAATCCGTTGCCGTCGCGCTTGGTTCTTCCGATGTTGAAGCCGCGCTAACCTCGAAAATACGTTCCCCGACACGTTTTTGCGTGCCGAGCGAATACGTGCCAGCCGTCCACGCAGTCTCGAGCGCCACATTTGACGCCGTGATGTTGGCGTCAGAAATCAAAAGAGGCACAACAATTTGCAGTGGCGTTGTCATGTTGCGGCCTCCAATGTTAGGGCGTTGGTGTAGTCGGTGTTTTCTGCCGTCTGCGACGATGAATTGGCGGTAATTTCTGATGTTGATTGTAGCACATCTATACGCGCATTCAACGACTTTAATTCTGCAAGCATTTCCGCCTGCGACTTTTCCGGGCTATAAGCGATATTATTTGCAGCCCGTGACAAGCCTCGCCGAAAATCAACGCCAGTCGCAAAGGCGTTTTCGTTTGTGTTCATCGCTTCGGAAAGTTTGTTTACCGCCGCCGCCGCATCCTCCGCTACAAAAATCTGCGCAAGCAACGCCTTGTTGTGTTCGTTTGTGGCGTCCATTTCACGGCCTCGCATAATTGCCGTCAACTCTTCGGTTTTGCCCTGCGCCTGCAACAAACGATCGGTCAAGGCCACGCGATTTTGCGCCACAGCAAAGAGTTGATTTACGCTGTCAATATGTGGCACAAGGTTTGCAAGGCTTTCGCCCATGCGTGCAAACTCTTGTGAAATTGCCGCAGACTTTGCAGCCTCGTCTAGCCCTTTTAGCGACAGGGAAAAGCTGTGCGTAAACCCGTCAAAAATAGAACTTGAAACCCCAAGCGACTCCGCCGCGCCCACTACGCTTTCGCGCACAAGGAACGCCGCTTGGTCCATTGCACCCGCGCTTAGTGTCTTAGTGATGGTTGACCGATTTTTAGACAGGCCAAAGAACCGCGACTTTTCAATCTTTTGGAACGACTGAAATGCCGCGTCCTCCATTGAAATGACGCCTTTAATGCCCTCGTCAATGGTTTTTGTCTTTGACTTGAAGAATGAAACAACCGCAAAAACCGCCGCCAATGGCAAGATAGCCGCGCCAGCCGCAGCCGCCAATCCAGCCGCTCCAGATGATGCACCCGCAAACGCTGTTGACAAAGCCCCTGCGCCGCCAGACAGGCCGCCAGACATCAGCCCGCTGCCTACGCCGCCCAAGCCGCCTAGAAAGCCTGTGCCAGCAACCGCAGCACTGCCAGCCGTTGCCGCTGTCCCAAATCCGCCCAACAAGCCGGACATTACTCCACCGCCAGCCGCTCCGGCCGCCGCTCCAGCACCTGCGCCGCCCATGCCAAGGCTAATCATAATCTTGTTTTTTACGGCCATTGCAATCATTTGCGAAAGCATATTTTTAAACGTGTCAACGATAGACAGTGCAAAGCCTTTGAAGTCTTTCAGGCCGCCGCTTACAAAGTCGCCAAACGCACCCGCCATGCTGTCTATCCCACTGACTAGAATTTGTGCCTTTGCTTTGCCTAGATCCTCCGCCGCATCGCCCGCATCGTCAAGCGCGGGGGTAAGGTTGCCAGCCGCCGCCGCAACGCTGTCAAGGCCGGACACGTTAGCGTCAAGGCTGATTGCAAGTTCGCTATTTGCTGCGGTTGTCTCAAGCGTTTGCGTCATTTGCTCGGAAAGTGCGCCAGTTACCAGTGTTACTGCCCGCTTTCGTTCACCTTCAGCTAATGCCAGTAGATGTTCAGCGGCCTCGACACGTGCCAATGCAGTTGCTGCATTTTCAGCCATTGCAATTGAATATCCAGAATTTCCGTCTGCAGTTAATGGGTTGGCGTCCAGCAAAGCGTTGCCTGCCGTTGCAACAGCCCGCGCTTTTGCCAGTTCCCCACGCGCGGCGTCAAAAGCAGATTTTGCAAGTTCGTGGTTTGCGTTTGCAATATCAATGGCCGACGCCGCCGCTGCGGGTGTTACGTCTTGCGAAAACGTCCGTAGCGCCGCGTTTAATTCAGTAGTCCCTGCCGCCGCGTCATATGCCGCTGTTTCGCCGGTTTTGGCATTATCTCCCCATAGCACCCACGCTGCAGCGCCCGCACCCAAGATGCCATAGACAAGGCCCAGCGGCCCGCCAAGTGTGATAAGAGCAACTCGCGCCGCCGTTACTATGGTTGTGAATATGGCTGTGGCAACGCCCGTTGCAGTCACGCCAGCGGTCAGCGCGACAAAGCCCGCGACCATTGCCGGGATTTGCGTTGCTGCAATGCCAATCATTGCAAGTGAAAGCGCTTTAAATGCAGGGATTATTGAGTCGGTTACGACCCGTGTGACTGCGGTAAGCGACTGCACAATAGCCCTAAGTGCCGCAGTCAGACCAGCATCACCCAACGCAATCATCAGCCCAGATAGTGCAGACAACAGCCCGTCAATGTCGCCGCCTAAGTTATCGCGGATTGTGCCGGCCATTGCTTTGGCCGCGCCGTCTACGTTTGCTAACTCGTTGCCAAACTCCCGAAGACGCCGCGCACCGTCAACTAATACAAGCGCGCCAGATGCCGCCTCACGTCCGAAAATGGTCATAGCGTCAGCCGTTGAAAGACCAGCCGCGCCTAGTTTTCCCATGACATCGCTTAAAGAATTGGTTGCGGGGTCAATGTCCTTGATTGTCAGGCCCATAGATTTTAGCACATCAGTCGCTTGTGATGTTGGACCGGCAAGAGACGCAAGCACGCCGCGCAAGGCCGTACCCGCGCGCTCCCCTTGAATACCAGCGTCAGAAAGCACGCCAATAGATGCCGCTGTGTCTGCAAGGCTAATATCAAGCGCCGATGCGATAGGCGCAACGGTTGACATAGCCGCGCCTAATTGACTCACCGAAGTGTTTGCACGCGATGAAGCAGCAGCAAGAATGTCGGTGACGTTTGACGCGTTTTGCGCCTCAATGCCAAAACCAGACATAATGTTTGACGCCGTGTCCGCCGCCTCTGCAAGTCCCATGCTTGCTGCGGTTGCAAGATCCAAGACGGCTGGGATTGACGCCATAGCTTCGGACGCATTAAACCCGGCCATTGCCAAAAAGGTCAAACCATCAGCGGCTTGTGTTGAACTGAATTCCGTTGTTGAACCAAGCTCCAGTGCCACGTCGCGCATGGCCTCAAGTTCAACTGTCGTTGCGCCTGAAATTGCGCCCAGCTTTGAAACGCTTGTTTCAAATTCTCGTATAGTGCGAATGCCCGCACCAAGGCCAAGCAGCGCCCCAACGGCAGCCGTGGCGGCAACGGCAAACTTTCGCATACCAGCGGCAGCAACGCCGCCAGATGTTGCCCCAAGCCGCCCCATGCCAGCCGCTGCGCCGTCGGTGGCGCGTTCAGTCTTGCGCCCGGCGCGTGTTGTGTCGTCCAGCGCGCGTTCGCCCTTTTTCAAGCCGCGCGTATCAACGCCGAGAACAAGGTTTGCAAAATCAGCCATGTGTTATTCATCCTTGAACGGTTGCGACCTGCCACAACAGCGGGCCGTTATTTTGTTTTCTTGCGTTGGTCTGGCGGTATAGAAAACGGGCTTGTGCCTTCATTCATGCCAGTGACAAAAGCGTCTGACATTTTCTTGATTAGGCTGGCTTCCCAAGGCTCAATCGTGTCCATCGTCAGGGACGCATAGGCCGCGATGTCAACCCAATCAAGCGACTGAAAGCCGCCCATCGGTCCAGACTTTATCGGCCCGGCTTCGATCAGGATATTTAGCAAGTATTCCCCCGCGTCCAATTCTACAAAAGGCGCGGGGGTGCTGTTTGCGGTGTGACGCATCAAACGGCTTTCTTTCGGCCTGTCTGTTTTGTCGTTCTTCAACTCAATAATGGCGTTCAACCATCCGGCTTGGTGGGCGGCAAGTATTAGTTGCCCTTGCCGTTTCCCAAGCGATTTGCCTGCTTAGATGCAAAGTCGCTGCACTGCTTTGCAAACGGGTTGTTGGACATTTCAAACACAGGGTCGCCGTCTTTATTCAAAACAGGTTCGCCGTCCGCATCCTCTTTCACGCCCATATGCACAAACGTCAGGTTCAAAAACCACATCGCATCGTCTGCGGTTGCGGGCTTGCCGTCTTTGTCCACGTTTTCAAAGCCAATAATAAACGGGGCAGCGGCTTCGCAAAGCTGATTATGAACGTCTTCCATAACGCGGGCTTCGTCGTCGCTACCCTTGGCCTTTGCAGCCTTGGACATCATAGCGGCCTTTTGTGCTGCCCGCATTTTTGCTTGCATAGATGCCGACGCAGTACCGCGCAAGATAACCCGGCAAGGCTTGGCCCCATCCATCAGCGCCTCGCCTGTCCACTCATCAACGATCTGCATTGGCGATCCGGTTTCCGCTTTTGCGCGGCTGTCAAATTTAGAAAAATCCATTTGGTAAATCCTTGAGGTTCTGGTTCAAGTGGGGCGACGGGCGAACCAAACCGCGCCGCCCCTACCGCCTAAGCGGATCTAGGTAGGTTCAACGTCGTCCACTGTGGCCGCGTTTTGCTTAAAGTTGATTGAAGCACCTTCGAACGAGCTGTCGTCCTTTGGGTTTTCTTCATATGTGTGCAAATAGCCATGCGCGTATTGCACAACGTCACCCGCAACAGGTGCAGGACCGTCGCCGCCGTCCGTGCCAGAACCGCGAACAATCTTGAGCGAGTAAACACCCGACTGCGCATTGGCCGCAACGATAGCTGTGGCGATGCCTGTGTCAGTGCCGTCGCCGTGATAGGTCAGCGTGGTGTCTTTGCCAGTGGCCGCGCCCTTAACGCCAGACGTAAAGCCTGTGCCAAGGTCTGAAACATCAATGTTGTTGTGCGTCACGCCAAAGACGGGCAGGGATTGCGTGCCTTTAAGCTGTACCCACGTCAAGGCTTCAAAGCCTGCCTTGTTGTTGGTGGCTGGTGAACCTGCTACGCCGTATAGCGTCAGGCCAATGTTGTTGTTGGTAGTCATGTGCTTGGTATCCTTTCAAGCGATTAAGCCCAACGCGGGCATTTATTTATTGACGCGAAACCAGCCGATTTTCAGCCATGCGCCAATATCTTTTTCAAGGGGTGTAGCGAACGCACCGGCCTTGTTTGTAAGGTTTGCTTTGACGGGCTTTGCGGCAACGCCTGTGGGGCTTGCCAGTGGCGTATCAATGCGGGTGAAGGTGTTTTGCTTTTTCATGTCATACTTTCGTAGCTGATATAAATCGGGGTTTCCCACCGCACGCCTTCTTCGCGGCCTTGACGCACGCTGTGGCCTGTTATCGTGACCCGCGTGTCGTTTGCAGTGACGCGCAACCCGCGCTTGAAATATGCGACGATCTCGCCCGCCTTGCGCTTTGTGGCCACTTCGTAAACGTCAAGAGGCGAAACCAGCGTGATGACCAGAAACCCTTGGCGCATGTAAACTTGATCCGACAGCCCTGCCGGAACGTTATCATTAGGCAATAAAAACATGGTGACGTGTTCGTCAG